AAAATTAACATCTACATCTGAGGTAGCTATTGTTGTTGTAGTAGATGTTGCAAATGTATCTGTAAAAGTTAAACTAAAAGATGTTACTGTTTGTTGAGCTGTGCTAGTAAATCTTAATTCATATGTACCGTTGCCTAACTGATATGTTCTTGTCTGTCCTGTTTGTGATGAAGTCCAAGTTGCATATTCAATATCACCAGAATTTATGTTTTTTATTTGTACTTGTATGTTTTGTGATATACTACCAAAATTAATAGTTATTCCAAAACCAAAGTTTTGACTTGAAGACAAACCATATATTTCAAATGTTGATTCTCTTAATACTAAATTTTCTTCGTGCTCGTTATTTGCATTGTCATAATCTCTACCACTTTGTTGATTTGGAACATAAACAGAACCAAAGCCATCTACTTTTTTACCTGCATTTCTTTGGCATAACATATATAAATTATAAAAACTAACATTAGTATCACTAAAAAAATCTGTGCTAAATAAAATAGACTTGTTGTTATTTCTAGCTTTTACACTCTGTGAGTTTTCTATAGCTTTTATAATTAAATATAATCTTATACTAAATGTTAAATCTTTAAAGTAGTAACCTGATAACACATTGTTACTTGGATTTAAATTACCACCTGCTTTATTTACTTCTTCATCTGTTGTATTAAAATATTTTGCAGTATTAGAAGATGAGTAAAAACCTCTTTGTGTATTACTAATAAGTGCAGTAACAAGAGGCACAGGATAAGCTACACTATCTACGGTCACACTGCCAGTTCCAGAACTAGACATACCTGTAATTAAAGATGATGATGTGTAAGTAGTATCAAAGTTTGAAAGCCAATCTAGATCTGATAACTTTAAATCACCAAGTATATCTTTTAAATTTAAAGAACCAAAGAAAGTAACTCTATAAATGTTAGGTCTACCATTTTTTAGATCAACACCTTCTAATCTTAATTTACCTTGTTGAAACGGTAAACTGTTTAATTCTATTTTTGCTTGTACTTTTTTTCGTGCATCAAAACTGTAAGCAACATCTTGTGTAAAGTTTTCGTAATGTTTAAAAAATTTGTTGTTTGTTTTACTAGCAGGTAAACTAAATGTTTTTGAAAAATTAGTAAATACTTTACCAGGATCTTTTACGTCTTGTACTACTTGTGTCAAAGATATAGTCTCATCACCAAATAAATCTAACCTTGTAAAATTTATATCTCCTGTATGCTTTACTAAAAGTTCAATATTGTTCATTACCTAATATTTGAAATCATATCAAAGGCATACTCTGCCGTAATTGTATATTGTATAAGTTGATCGTTTACTCCTGTTTTAAATCTTTGAGTATTGCTTGTTATGTTTATTGGTGTTGTTTTAGAATCTTTATACATCCATACTTGCTCACTTACAAGTAATTGTTTAAAGGCTTCATTTACTGTATCAAAGCTCATAGGCGGTGTATTTAAAATAAGAGTTTCGTTAGCTAAAGTATTATATTGTTTTTTAGAATGATTGTTTATACTGTACCTAGAGTTAGAATCTAATATGCTACCTTTAAAGTTTGTTCTTTCTATATTTATGTTTTCTGTTGTTTTACCTGTAAAATAAAAATCTTGTAAAGCTCCATACTTGTTTACGAATGTAACTTTATACGCTTCGTGTTTTGTGCACACTCTTTCAATGTTGTAAGTTGTACTTAATACAGTCTCACTTGTATCACTTGCTGCAAATGCTTGATAAACTATTGCACTTGCACTTGCGTCAAAGTAAGGTATCTGACCTGCTGTATTATCAGGTGCGTATATTGTTGTATTGTCTTGTAGAACTGCATCAGTGCTTGTTGATAAAGTTACAGCACTATTTTGACCTGTACCCAAGCCTTCCATAAATTCAAAATAACCATCAAGTCCAGTATGTGATATACTGACAGGAGTTCCAACTGTAACCGCTGTTTCACCTGATGCTATCTCGTCAAGTGTTTTACTTTTGAATGTAAGTGTACCTGTTATAGCTATTGTTTGACTTGAATAAGTATTGTTAAAAGTAATATCTAAATAATCTCTACACAGGTCTGCAATTTCAAATGCAACTGATCCAGTAGTACCAGATAAGTTTGTGTCTTTGTTCATAGTCGTTATTACAGTTCCTCCGACTGATAATTCTAACGTTGCACTCTTTGCGGTATTACCACTACTCTGTGCTTGACTATGATATTCGTAATATGGACTTCTTAATAATATATTTGCCATTAGTTTATTCTTTTAATTAGTTCTGCCTCTACCATACTGTCAATCATTTCTATTAGCATATCATCTGCAAATATATCTTGTAAATCCATAGGTAATTTTTTATACTCATTTACAAATGGTATGGTAAAGAAATTGTTTGCTCTTATACCTTTTTCATATATTGATTTAGCTAGTACATAAGCTATCTGATTAAACTTACCTTTTGTAAATTGTCCCTTAGCATTTCTAAATCTTATATTTCTAGCTTTTGCCCAACCTTCTAATGCCGTGCTTGGTGGTCGTTTAGTTGTAAATTTAAATGGTGTGTTTTTGTTTACTCTATAATTACTCTTTGTACCTTTTACACCTTTGTCAATGTAATCACCATAATCTTGCATAAACAAACCATACGCAAGTCCTGTTTCATTTTCAAATAGTTTTGCATACTTTATACTGTTGTATAGTTTCTTTGTGTTGTTTATAGGTCTCTTCTTTCTCTGCAGCTTAGTACCCTTTGTAAGATTTTGCCTAGCCTGTTTTTTTACAGCTTTAAAAAAGTCTTCTAATCTATCGTTAAATTTATCTGAAAATACTAACATATATTTAAGTCGTTTCTAATCTCTATTGTTAAATCTGCATTCCAACCTGCAAGGTTATTTTCAAATCTATCTGCAAACGGTTCACATACTGGATCATTGACTAATCTATAACCAGTTGTATGTAAATTACCAAACCTTAGTTTTTGCATTAGATTATTCAACACACCTAATTGTGTATTTAAAATATCTTGCTCATCTGTGTTTTTTCTAAACTTGTCAGTTTCTTCTGACTTGCTCGTATCTTTTATATCCATTACAAGTACAGTCATATTGTATTGTAATGTTTGCTCTGTTACTGTAACATTGTTTACTATAAAATGTGCTAAAGGGAATATTGTTTGTTTACCTAAATCTACATCTGATATATCTCCTATTGTTACTGTCTTAGTTATTGAGTTGCTTAGTAGTGCACTCTCTATAGTTTCTGATACTAAGTAATATGATCGTATTGCTGTATTATCTGACATTTCTTTTCATTTCTATTTTTTCTACATCGTTTTTTTCTTTCAAGTACATCATAGCCATCAATGCAGTTTTTAAATCTTGCTCGGTGATATTTTTGAACTTTGTAATATCTCCTTTAGCGAGTTCGTAAATTGCTGAATACCAACCCCACCTTTGGTTGAACTGGTTTCTATTTGAGTAAGGTTGTTCCACTGATCCTCCTCCAAATAGTCCATCAAATTGCTTGACAAGTCTATCCCTAAATTGTAAAAAAAAAGCAGGGAACTAAAACAAACATCAAGCGGCATATTCTTCATTATATCAGTATCACTAGCCTCGTAGTCTTTTATTTGGTATTTACCTTTTTTACTAATTGTAATTGGTCTATATAAAACATTCATAGCAAGGTGCATATCTTTCCATTCTTTCATATAGCTTTCTAGATCTACAAACTCACCTAAAGTTATTTCTTCTAAGTTTGGTATGAATCCGTACTCTATTTCGTTATACCAAAATCTTTGTACTAGATCAGGTTTAGTATCTAGTAGTTTAATTATGCTTTGTGATATATCACTTACATCAGCTACTTTAAGTTTAAATGTATCTTTTAAATCTAACCCACAAAATATTTCAATCATTTTCTGAAATATAAATGTTTGGTCGTCATTTTGATTTTGTATATCTACAAACCTTTGATACTGGTGTAGTGTCATATCAGACAAAGTTGTAGGAACTGTGATTGTAAGTTTCATATTTATATAATACAAAACTAAACATTTTTTTAAAAAAAAGAGGGGCTGACTGATACCCCCCCCTCGTAAAAAGAGGGCTGCTCAATACCCTCTACAAATTAACCAATAAAACTAATATGAAAAATAACCTAATTCACTGAGCATTTAAATTTTAAGTATTTCTTTTTGTACTTCACCAAAATCAACATCTTTGATGTCAATGTCAAGTATTCTATGTTTCTGTGGATCTTGTATTGCGTCCTGGATAAATAAGTCCTCGTATTGCGATATGTCTAATGACTTTAAAAAATCTAAGTCATAATGACAAAATATTCTGTTCATCGCTATATCTAAAGGTTTGCTCATAGTACTCCCATAGCTTTATCTGCTATGTATTGCAAAATTACAAATACAACCGCAAAAATCCAAATAGGTAATACGTACACAAAAAAGTTATACAAGTTTTTTTTTATTTTAGAAAGGTAACGGTTCATCTTTTAAGTTTTCAGTATTGTTAATATCAGCAACACAATGATCTCGTGAATCAGGAGATAAAGTAGATGCAATTAAAAAAGCTGCTAGGTGCTTTCTTTGGTACTCTGGTAATTTCAGTAATGTTTCTAAAACATCATCTGATAATAATTCTTTTGTAAACGTCATTTTTAAATTTTTAAAAAGGTGCTGACTTATAGGTTATCAGCACCTGTATTGTTGTTTAAATTAAAGGTTAATTATAAACGAGTAAGTGGATAAAGTTCTTCCTTTGTCTTAACATTTATGTCTTTATAAAGAGTGACTGTTTCGTTGAAATCTTCGTCTGATTCATAGTCAAAATTATCTTTAAAGTTTTTTGGAAAAATTAAACCAAAATCATTTTTTAACTTTTCTATTGCCCACCAATAATCGTGTTGGTGTAATTGAGTACATTGAATATGATATTCATCTCCAAAGCTACCTAAAGTAAAAAAATAACTATTTTTATTTTTTCCTCTATATATATGTAATTGTAATTTAATTTTATTTTTCATTATATTATTTATTAATTATGAAGCTAATATACAACAATATTTTATATTATCAAATTTTTTTGATAACTTTTTTATCTTATTGCGTATTTACCATAATTAGGCTTACTCATTAAACTATAGGTTGCATACCTGGTAGCATCAGGAATATGATCGCTACCCTCGTTTGGAATATTAGTAAGTCTTCCTGCTTTATCTTTCTTCCACCTATAATCTCTAAACTCTCTTATTGCATTTGTAGAACTTTCTGTTATCATTAACTTATACCTTTTTAATAAATCAATACCTGCCATAATACTATTCTGACCTTTTACACTAGGTCTTATATTGTTGCCCATCCTTTTTAGTTCATCTATTAGTCTTACCTCTGCACTATCTCCAAAGCACAAAGTATTGCTTATATTGTTTTGCAATAAAAACTTATGTATGTCACTTGTTGTCATCATAGTTCTGTATAGTAATTCATTTATGTAAAGTGTATGATCTAATTGGTAAACCTCTACTGCACAGGTCGGATCGTTAGTGTAGCCAAAGTCTATACCAATAGATAATAGTTTGGCTTGTTCTGGAATATTACTTACTGTACCAAATGTAAATATTTGTGTTCTTGATAATGCTCTCTCACCAAGTCCAAATACTTGCCAATACTCCTCGTCGGTTTCTTTTAATCTTTCAAGCTCTGTAATTAGTCCTTTATCTATAAATGGATTATCCTTATATGTAGTCTTATAAAATATTACATCATCTCTTACAAGAACTTTATCATATATCCAATGTGTGCTTTCTGATGGATTGTAGTCAATTACTATTTTACCTTCTGTTCTAAATATTAATTGCTGCCAACTCTCCCAGTCTATCTCGTTAGCCTCATTTATAAATAGTAAGTTTCTTTTTCTACCCCTAATCTTTGCAGGTTGATCTAATGATATAAACTCTATAATATTATTGTTTAGTATGTATTCGCTATTTGATTTATTATGTTTCTCTTCATCATACAATTCATACTTGCGTAGTATCTCTAAAAAGTCTCTCATAACGGTAGCCCTAAGACTTGGCATTACACGCCTTGTTATGGTAACAATCTTTCCTGTGTTTATACTACAATAATCAAATATAATCCACATTAACAGGTTCATAGTTTTACCGCTTCGTGAGCCGCCCTGTTCAATTAATATTTTCTTATCTGATCTATAAAAATTATAGCCGTGATTGAATACTATGTTAGTTTCAACTCTTTGTGTCATTGTCTAAGACTTTGACTTCAAATATAGGGCTATCTTGTTGTAAATGGATATCTTGTGTTTCTTTTGGTTTACCTGCAAAGTAGTGATAGAATAATTGCACAAATTTAAAGTCACCTTTTTCAACACCATCTTTAAGTGCAAGGTAAGCTGCGTCTTCAAGCGGTGATAACTTCTCTATTAAGTTTACCTCTAATGCTTTTGATTTTCTACCTGCCCCTTTTCTTTTACCTCCGTGTGTCATCTCTTTTTACCTTGACCTCTGTATTTCTTTTTATATCCTACTTGTGATCTACTAGCATTCTTGCTATGAACACCTGGTCTTTTCTTCTTTGGTTTAAATATATATGTACTTATTATCTTCCTTGCCAACTTGAAAAAACTTGATTATTCAAGAGTATAATAACAAATATAATATTTTTTACCACTCCCAAGTTACTTTTTCTAATTCTTCCATAGACATCTCTTCCCTTAGTATTGTGTCTACCATAGCTGCTAGTTTAATTAGCACATCTTCTGGCAAGTATTTTAGCTTTGCTTTTATATATGCTTGCGTGTGTTTACGGCTTTTGTAGTTTGGTTTTTCAAATAAGTTGTCAAACCACTCTTGCATTCTTACATTATTTCTCTCATATACTTCAAACATTTTTAGTGAGTGACATAAAGTTGCACTGTCCATAGCAAAACCTAAATCGTTAAATATATTTATTATGTCTTTGTTTCTGTACTTATAATAGTTTTTTAATATGTGTACAAAAAATGATCTTGCCTCTACATATTCTGTTTTTCTATTTTTCTCAAGAAAGTTTAAACCTGTAACCTCCTTGATTTCTTTTGCCATTTTATATGTTTCTGTCATAAAAAAAAGTTAGTCTTGCAAGATATAAAAAAAAGTTGATATTATAAATTTATGTCAATATAATATGCGTCTAAATCTGTCATTTCAGTTTCAAAATAATCTTGATATACTTTAAGTGCATAAGCTACTTTATCTCTACCTGATTTTATAAAGTCTTTACTTACATAATTACTTATACCAATATCACAGCTTGACTTATCTATAACAATAAACCGAAAGTTATCTACACCAAATATTTCTGTATATATGTAAGCCTGTACGTCATAGGAATACCAATAAGCTGATTTTTCAAACTTTCTTATATCGCTTGTAGTCTTAAGATCTATAACACAATTATCTGCCAGGACATCTGCTTTACCACGAAATGGTTTGTCTTGCACCAGACCTACGCCAGGATATTCTACCTTACAACCTTTTATAAGTTGCATAGCAGGTTCATTCCTAAAAAAAGCATCTGCCAATCTCTCAGCATCATTCTTCTCTTTCATTGTATATACAGTTCCGTGTTCTTCTTGTGCTAGTTTGTACTTCTTTGTGTTCTTGCTTTGCACATCTACAAATATTTGTTTATGAAAGTATTCTGGTGTTAGTATTAGTAAGTGTACTAAAAATCCGTCTCTTAGTGGTTGTGTTTCAGGTGATCCATATTGCATTACATTATGGTATGTCTTTGGTGATTGTAATAAGAGTTTTATTGAGCTACTGCTAAATGCCCATTTGTGCATAAAGCCATAGTAAAAATTATCGTCCAACATATCAGACAATAGTTTTGTTTTGTCATAAAATTTGCCGTCAAGTAGTTTGATTTGATTATCTAACATATCTAATATTATTAAGTCCAAAGTTGTATTTGTGCAGTGTGTTGATCTAAACGTTTTTTTGCTTTTAAAAAATAGTCTTCATCTACCTCATATCCATCTAAACTAAAACCTAAGTTATGACAAGCTATTGCTATACTACCTGAACCTAGATGTGTATCTAATATGGTATTACCAGGTTCTGCATAATTCATAAGCAACCACTCATATAACTCTACAGGTTTTTGTGTTGGATGTATTTTTAAAGCTGCCATTTTACTGCCTTGTAAGTTACCATAATATCTATAATCAAATTGCCTAGCAACCTTATCAAAAGATGTCCAAGCTAACTCACCATCAGAAAAATTACTTACTGGATTACCTTTAAACCAAAAAATAATACCCTTACCTCCTCTTTGCCATATACTTGGAAAATAATTACCACCCCATATAATTTGATTTTTACTTACCTTAAAAAGTAAATCAAAAAACTCGTCACTTGGTATATTACTATCCCAGTCTTTGCTTGTGTGACGTTGACCAAGTCTATCTTTTTTTGTGCGGTTTGTATAAGTTTTTGCAAAGTCAATTCCGTAAGGTGGATCCACTATTGCTAAATCATATTGATTCTCTTTCATATTTTTAAGAGCAATCATACAGTCTTGGTTGTGTAAATTTATCATATACTATCAAAATTTTTATAAAGCATTATTACATTAAGACCATCATTTGTTGCCTGGTATTTTTTTTGTATCATAGTAAACTCTATAACCTCTACTCCATCATCAACAACAATTTTACTATCTTGTTCTGGCACAGTTGTAAACTCATCATACAATATTTCAAGTGTATTGTATAATCTTGTTAAGTGCTCATCACTAAAGTTATCTCCATCAATCTCTGGGTAGATGTTTATTTTCATATTTCTTAAGTTGATCTACTGCCTCTTGCATATCTCTTTGAGCTTCAAGTTTATCTTTTTTGTACTCTAGTATTCCCCTAAGTGCTAAATCTCTCTGTCTTTTTAGATCAATTAAATACCATTGTATATCAAGAAATGCGGTTATAATATTTTGTAGCTCTGGTGTACTTTTCATACTTGCCCACTTATTGAGTGTTTGACCTACTATTAAAATATTATTATCGCACTCTAAATCTTTTAAAGCATCTATTTTTTTATATGATTCTGTGAAATCCATTTTCTTGTTTAATTAAACTTGCCTGACTTTCCTCTAGCAAATATACTTTTTTGTTTTCTTTTTTCTTAGTCCATAATGTTGTATCAGGACAATATAAATCCTCTGATATTGGTAAATTAAATTTTGGTCCATTTAACCAAAACATATACATACCTTTAGGATCAAATACTAAATAAAACTTATGGACATCTTTTAGTTGCATAAGTTTATCATATTTATATTTTTCAAGCATCTTGCTTTCATAATACTTGTTTCTAAATTTCATCTCTATAACACACTCTTGTTGTTTAGGTGTTAAGCCTTTTGCGTCATAGTGTTCATAATTGCCACCACTCCAATCTAAGTTCCAACCATCTAAATTTAAAATACCAACTACAGATTGTTCAAACTTATGTGTTGTCGTTATATCCATTCTTATATATTTTATTTATATCATCTACCCAAGCCTGTACTTTGCCTACAATTTTTTCGCCTTTGCAGGTACACAAAGTTTCAAGGGGGTGATTAAAATATTTAGAATGAAGCTGCTCTATTAACCTTAGATCAGTATTTGTTATTTGATTACCTTTCACACCTTTAAATCTTTTCCACTTTTCGTAATCATTTTTTGATAACTGTATTTTCATCTCTTTATCTTAATTTGAAATTTGTTAAGTTTTTCTTGTCTGCTGTCGCAACCGCAGTCTTTATATCCAAACATCTTTGCTACTCTAGTTGCTACTTTTTTACCCTGACCAAATGTTATAATTCTAATTATCCTCTCTACTATGTCCCCTAACCCAATCATAATTTTTTATCTTTTTTACTAAATATTCTTTTGTTTTTAGCCAAGTGTTTCTTAAAGATACATAACTTATTGTAGTTTCTCTTGATAGCTCACTTATTTTTTTTCCACCACTAATTATTTTGAATACTGCTTTGTCATACTCGTTTAATTGTTCAAGCTCTTTATCAAACTCAACACCAAACTTATTTAGATCAATATAATCGTCATCTTTAATATTAAGTAAGTAATCATCTGATACAAATGATATTCTTTTTTCTTTTATTTTAAGGTGTAAAAACAAGTGGCGTAAAATCTTATAGCAGTACCAGTAATTAATATCATCTTCCCCATAAGAAAGATCTTTGCCTTTTTTAGTAAGGTCATCAATTTTAATATACATCTCAGAAACAAGATCTTTACAAGTATCGTCATTACAACCAAAGCTCTTGCAAATTCTTAGCCAAGTCTTATGTTTTCTGTATGCTATTTCAAGAATCACTTTTTTTTACCAAATGTAGTAAGTTTTTACCACCTACACTAAAGCCTACATTATTTGCTATTGATCTAAGTTCTATTGGTGAATCTATTGGTGTAGGTCTTCCACCTGTATCTATCTCTTTTATTTTTATTACAGCAAGGTATGTGTAAAACCAAAATTCTGGGTGGCTAACGTAACGGTGGATAATCAAAAAATTATCGCATTTATTTAGGAACTTCCCACCACCTTCTGCTGAACCAGGACTTGGAGGCTTTATATGATTCTCAAATGGGTGTCCGTTAGCGTGTTTTAATCTTAATGATTCTGTAACAGCGTGAGTTACTAAATAGATAGACACTTTCATCTTTCTTGTAAACATACGCATCTGACTTATGCAGTAATAATCGTACTCGTGATTACCGTATTCTTTCATTAAGTTTTTATCCTTGCTTAATGAATTATATGGATCAATTAGAAAACTATCATAATCAAATGTTTTTTTAATGACTGCTGCCTCATCAAGTAAACTTGTAGCTGAGTAAAATTTATCTATATCAATATATTTAAAATGCTCATCTACCCATTTAAGTTTTTTTTCCCAAGTTTTTTTTTCTATTTTTTGAAATGGTAAACCAGTAAGAAACTCTATAAGTTTTTTAGATATGTTAGCAGGATCATTTTCTGCAGAATAAATAAGAAACTTTAAATTATATTTAATTGCATAGAGTACAAAAAAGTAAAGCATTGTAGTAGTTTTACCTGTACTACTATGACCTAGAATTATATTGAAACTATTTTTTTTATATCTCCAGTATTCATCTAGGTCAGGTACAAGTCGTAAACCTTCTTTGATTTCTCCATTATATATCTTGTGGAGTTTATCAAGTTGTTTATCTACACCTACTAAATTAGAATGGTAGGTCCTCTGCATTATCACCGTTGTTGTTGCGATCAGGACTATGCTGTGCAGAAGTTACTTCCTTTTTCTTTTGTAGTGTGTTTAGTTTTGAAAATAGTTTTTGTTTATCTTTTGAATAAAGTGTGTCTATTTTTAAATACCCATCGTTATCTTTGATACTTTGTTGTACCTCAGGTGTCTGTGTCCATTTAATAAATGAATCATACTGTATGCTCATTTTTGAGTGAACAAAATCTTGTGGTGCTGTTTTTGTATATACACCACTTGCAAAATTATATTTAGGTGCTGAATAATTACTCATTGTTTTGCGGTTTAGCTATTAGTACTCTATACATAAGTCCTGCAACTGTAACTGTTTCCTTTAGTATTTTATCTTTAGCATTAATAATGTCTTCTTCTTTTTTAAGACTATTACACTTTTGCCATATATCAGATGTTACTAAGTTACTTGCTTCTTTTAATGCTACTGCTAATGCAATAGATTCCTCTTTTGTTGGTAATTGATTTTCCATAGGTCTCTTTAAATTTTCTGTTGCTATTTTATCAACACTTGCGTACTGATTTATTTTACCGTTGATTTCTCTTTCGGTAAGTAAATATACAATAGTATCTCGACTTTGATATGGAAATTGTGTATTACTTGGAATATTAAATACTGGCATATCACCGTTAGCCATTTCAAGTTTGTACTCTTGCATTTTTTGACCACCGTTTTTACCTTGCCACTCTTTACCTTGTTCTATAAACTTTATAGTAGATTGTCTTGATTGTTTATTTGCTAGTGCCATTTTCTAAATATTTTATTTGATGTGTTAGTGTAAGATTTTCGTCAATAGCAGAATCACGTTCTGATCTAAGTTTATTTATCTCTAGAGTTTTTTCATCTAGTTCATCTTCAAGTGTATCTATTTTTTTTATAAGATGTTTTATTTGGTCCTTTAAGAAACCATTTGCTTGAATATGTGCAATAGGATTTATATTATCCTGGTTTTGATTTTCTAAAAAATCGCTTATAGTATTACTCATAATTTTTTTAATTGTTAATCAAACTTATTAAGTTTTTTTGATAATTCCAAATACTCATCATATTTTATTTCTAAATCTACTTTATCTATTTTGTGAGTTTGTTTGGATATTTGTATAAGTTTATCAGCAGTACCAATACCTAAGAGCTCGTCTATTCGCTTACCCATTGTATATTGAAGACCGTTTAAAAATCTATTACAGTATTTGCATTGTGGAAATACATTTCGTGGATCAAACCTTAGAACTAAATGCCTACGTGATACAAAGTGTCCTGCGTCTATATCGTTCCATTTGTAACTACGACCACAAGTAATGCACTCACAATATCCTTTGGCATCTGCGTTGGACAGTCTTACCCACCTACTAAACAGCTTATCAAACTTTCTGATTATTGTTTTTTTACTCATATACTATATAGTATATAATATTAAATATAATAAATAATATTATATAGTATGTATTATATAGTATTACTTGGTTCTTGTTTTTTCAAAAGAACGCCCACCGAAGTAAGCTCCGACCATTAACATTAGTAATTGTGTAACAAGATCTAATTCATATTCTAAGAAGAAACCTGCGGCATACACTATTAGCATAAATATAAGTGCCATAGGTCTTACGTTCTGACTTAAAAAACTACCTCTACTATCTGCCTCCCATCTTCTTGTTACAGCTTCCATTTCAGCTATATCCATTTCAAGCAGTTTTAAAGCCTGATCTTTGTCCACTGGCGGTAAGGTATTGTCTTTTTGTATAATGTTTTTTACAAGCCCTAAAACGCCTTTATCAGGTACTACATCAAGTAGATTGTTTATTAGACCTGACTTTGCTAGTAGCTGACCTACCTTTGTCTCTCTGAGCGGTTTCCTTTTTTTCTTCTCTTGGTTTGACATCTTTGTATTCAATTGTTTGTGATATACCGTTTTCATCACGAAAAATCTGTAAAACATACTTTCTGTTTTTTCTACCTGAATGATAACTACAGTGTACCCAAGCAGGTGATTCTTTTGTACCATATTCCCATATAAGTACATCAAAGTCTAAATTGTCTTTAATAAAATCAAATACTTGTTTGTTAGTTATTTCTGTACCGTCCATATCTATATCAACCGCACCTAAGTTGTTTATATGTTTATGAGCAGAAAACTCTGCACCTTTTACTCTTTGGTTAAGAGCTTCACATCTAAACATACTGCTAATATATATTGGTCTGCCAAAGTGGTCTCTTATTGGTTGAAATATTTTCTCTGCAGTAATTTTAAGTTGTTCTAACTGCTCTTCATCTGGTGAGTTATCAATGTGGTTACGCTTTGCAGTTTCTGATCGTATTGCCTCTGATAATGTTAAGTTCTTAGATAAATTCATTTTAATAATATTTATTCATAAACCACTTCAAAAACATAGTAGCCCAAAATAGGGTACACATTAACCAAGCAAAACTCCATATAAGATATGGTACTTGTGTCCAAAAAGCATTCTTTGCCTCTTGTAATATTCTATTTAAAATTTCTTTCATAATACTTAAAGGTATAGTTTTTTTATTTATTCTACAATTAACTTGTTTATATCGTCCTGTATTTCTTCTAAGGTTTTTTCTATACGCATTCTAAGACCTGCTTCATATCTTAGTATTGGTTTACCGTTTCTATATACCTGAATGACAGGCACGGATTTTATAGCCCTTTTAATATTGTCAGATTGATCTTCTACAAAAGCGTATTGCACTTTTACATTACTTAATCTTTCTAAATTTTTATAGGCGTTTTTATCGTTCCATTTATAATTAAAATGTACTATTGTAAGGTCTTGCCCAAAACTAAATGTAGTAAATAGTAATGCTATTATTAAATTTTTCATCTTTTATCTTTTATCATTTCATATAGCTTCTCGTCTATATCTTGTAGTTTATCACCATTAGCATTTACTTTCTCTTCTATGTTTATTACTTTTTCTCGTATTAATTCGTCCTTCATAGAAAATTCTGTTCTCGATACTTCTGGTTCTGGCAACTGTTTAGCCAGTTCTATATCAGCTTGTAAACTATACCACATACCTACAACCGTTACAACGACTGCACCAATAGTAATTAAGTTTTCTACACTTATATTAAATTTTTTTTTCTTTATTTCTTCTATATCTATTTCACTCATTATCTTTTATTTTTTAATTTATTTTAAATGCCATATATAAAAATTTACTACCTACAGAGCTATCATTTAATCCGCCTGTAACATCAAATCCTGTTGAAGTAAAATCTACATAACTTACAGACGTTTCAGCATTACTGTTATTTGCTTTTAACCATTTATCATCACCTCTTACAGAATCTTGAATCCACCAAGAACCACCTCCAATATAATCTTTTATCAAAATCCAATCTGGTTGAAAACCTGTATTTATAGATTGTGTACTACTGGTTCCACTTCCTGTATATGTTCCAATCTTACTATATCCACTTACTGAATGAAAACAGTACATAATGTAATCATCCCCACTTCCGTTACCTAAAGAGCTTGTGCCGAAAGTTACAGCCGTTGCGGATGGAGCGGTATTATTCCAAACAGTTGAAGCGGTATCCTCAGCTCTTGAGTCGTTTAATTCTAAATATTTTGTTGCACCAATACTTGTATGAAATACTACCCAATTTTGTGCTGAATTAAGCCTTTTTGCAATTACCATTTCAGGTGCAGACGATAATCCGTGAAGTACTTTTGTTCCTGCAACACCTGTTCCTTCATATTTAACTATACTAAATCCTGCATTAGCATTTGCACTAATTATAGCTTCAGGTGGAGCACCTAAAGTTAAATCATCATTGTCAGATGCGGTTTCATTGTATAATTCATCTACTTGTTCTGCTTTTAATGTACCATTATAAAATCTTACTTGGTCTATTTTTCCATCAGCTCGTTCATTATTACTATCAACCCTATACATTAAACCAAAATCTCCACTTTTACTATCAACACCCCCTGTGTATGAATTAGTTCCTTGTGCAACATTATCAATATATAAAGCCATCCCACTTGATGTATTAAATGTAGC